TCATAGAGTCTATATTCGTATTTGCCCAGCTCACCCTTTGCGAATATTTATTTATTTCTTTCTGTAGGGATGTTGACTGCTGAGCCAGCACATAAGCAAGCTCTCCACACTCTTCTGGGCTTAACTTGCTTAACTGTTCTCTCTTTAGATTTAAGGCGTATGATATATCTGGGTTCTGCTCAATGGAAAACCCTAAGCCTTTTTCAAACTCATCCAACACTCTTTCTAAGTCAGCAAGTTTATTGTCAATCTTGCTCAATCCTTCTTGTCCACTCATCATCTTCCTCGTCAAAGGGTAATTCAATAAATTTTATTTGGTTCATCTCGCACCACTCTTTCTTTCGGCTGTCGTTAGCTCTAGCCTTTAAGAAATTCATCTTCGTTCCGTGAAAATGTGAGTTAAACTTATAATGTTGCCTGCCATTACATTCTACCACAATTTTCTGTCTTGGCAAGTAAAAATCTGCAAATAATCCAAAAGAACCCGGAAGTGGTACTTCTTCAAGAACCCTGTCGGAAGGGAACATCCTTCTAAGTATCGCCCTAGCTCTCAAATGCAGCTTAGATCTTCTTCTGGAGTCGTCCTCCCTTGGCATATGCCCAGTGGGTGGAAATGGATAACTTCTGCCATCTAGCCCTGAAATTCTCATTAATAAACAAACTCATCTAAATCTTTTATTGCTACGTTGTAACAATCTGCTTTTACTGTAAAATTGTTACTAGGATCAACTTGGCCTTTAGTTAGCTCTCTAGACTTTTTGAAATAATCTTTCTTACTTAGCTCTCCCAGAATCCATGCGTTCTTCCATTCGTCAGGACGTTCCTTGTGCCACTCTATTCTAACAAAAACATACTTATCACATTTTTGATGCAGGCTAGTCTTAGCTATAGAGCAATCGTAATAGCTCTTAGGTTTTGATGTACAACGTTTTGTTTTAACATCTATTTTAGTATCGCTTTTAACTATATCGTAATCATAAGTATTTTGCTGCTTACCATTTAGGAAGTGATTTACTATCTCTTCACCTAGAAAGCCAGAGATATTTCCTTGACCATGTGTAATAGAATTTCTTATCTTACCCATAGACACAGCTTTTCTTGTTGCTTTTTCAAGCATCTGTTCTGTAATTTTAACGTACAACATATCAGTCCACCAACATACTTTTAATTTCTTTGTAAAGAGCCTCAAACCACTTGGGTTTTTGAATAAGCATATTTCTAATTTTTTCTTGTCCTTGAGCCTTGCACATTTTCTTTGCCTCGTCGTTCCATTCATCTACCCCTAGCAAGTCTAGGTAGTCTTCCATAAACGAGCAAGTCATCCAAGAACCAGCTTTGGATATAAACCCTGTATCAACACCCACTTTAATTATTTCCGATATTTCATCTATACCTTCACCATATCTTATATAAGAGTCGATTCTTTTTCCGGGTGCAATTAGTGCTGTACACTGAGTTTCCCAGTTTACGATCTGTCCTATTGGAGAGTCGTCTTCAGAACCAACCTGCCAAGGAGTTACCTTTTTTGCGTGCAGCTTTACATCTACAGCATAAGCTATTTTTCTACCACCACTTTCTACTTTACTCTTTCCGTACCCACTGACATTAGCAATTTGATGAGTGATTGCGACAATCATATTCTTATTTACAGGAAGAACATTAGAAATTCTTTTACAAAAATTTGAAACCAATTTAGCACCGGGAGCTCTATGTTGCTCATGCATCTCACTGGTAAGTTCTTTTTCTGTAACAAGCTGCGAAACAGAATCAATAATTAGTAGGCATCCGGGATTATCTTTAATAATATTCTCACCAATACCAAGGTATTCTTCAGCAGATAGAATCCTACCTCTTTTAGCTCCTTCGTCAAAGAACGAGCCTACAACATGAATCTTGTCTGGGTTTAACCCCTTGATACCCTTAAGGTCTCTAGGTTTTAACCGACCTTCTATATTTAGATAATATACATCCCTGCCACCGTGCTCCTCCTGTTGGCACTTCGCAGCAAAATGTAGCGAGCTTGTAGTCTTTCCACACTTGGGTTCGCCTGTTAATGTTATCCAGCTACCTTCAGGTATTCCACCGCCAAGAATGATGTCAATACAAGGGCTCCAAGGTATGATAGCCTTTTTCGATTCTATGATTTGGTCAGCAGATAATACAACTCCATCACCAAACTTCTTAGTTAATTCTTTTATGGTAGAATTCATTCCAAATCCTTTAGTCTATTTATAACTGATTTATTTGAGTTTTTACTTCTAGGTTTCTGCTTCACACTGAACTTTGGTGTTTTAGGTTTACCAATCGACTTACTCTTTTGAATATCAAAACTTTTCTGTTTTTCTTTGAGTATTGGTTCAAGCTTATACTTCGCCCCAAAAGACTTTAAGTTCCAAAGCCTCCTGTCTTTTAAAGCAGATATAACGACTTCAACATCGTAATCTTTTAGAAGCTTATTTGCAAGCCCTACCTGCCTCCTAAAGAATTTGTTCCAGTATGGCTGATTCCAGAATTTTTCAGGAAGTTCTTTTTTCTCTTGCTTTGCAACTAGCCAGCAAAGACATTCAGTCAAATACTGAGCGGCAGTAACCTTTGAGGTACTGTATAGAGAATTAAATTTTTTAACAGACATTTCTATTCTACTGGGCGTTGTTGCCACCCATGCCCCCGATTGGTTTCAGGTCCTACGTTTACTTTTCTAACATAAACTGTGTTGTCTACTTCTTTTTCAAGAACAACAACATAACCTTGACCATCTTGTGACGCATAAGTATCAATCTTCATCCTAGTATACATGTTTTCAGGCAGAATGCCCTGTGCTAGATCTTCCCACGTTTCATCTTGATCCGTAGGTTTTTCAGCTAGATTGTCTGGAGAAACCATCTCATCTTCTGCTGGAACCTGAGAGTGCGTAAATAATGCCTGAGCGTACACACCGTGCTTTTCCATATAGTTGTTCTGTATCTCTTCTATCAAAGGCATAGCCATAGCAAGCCTCTCATCTATAATCGTCAATAACTCTTCGTTTGGCATTTCAATTCCTTATTAAAAAGACACCAGCATTGTCTGCTTTTACTACCTTTTCCTTGCCAATTCTTATAAGCTCTGGAATGGAGTATTTATAAACTTTTACTTCTTCACCTTGTAAAGTGCCAGCATTATAGAATTCACCAGAAATACCTGACACACTGTCAAAACTAGCTCCTTTGGAAAAATAATATCCATCCGCACCATCCGGAAGGAACACTATGTTATCCCAGTACCTAAGTCTCATCCTAGTTATTTTTAGGTTTTCTTGCTTTACATACTCTGTAAGCCTTAACCAAGCACTTGGTGGATCGCAGTCCTCTCTTGCGTCATCCTGAAATATCGTCTCTCCATTTGAAAGATCGACAACCCATATAACTTGGTCTTCTATAAATCTGTCACGTTGTCTACAGAGATTCATTTCTACTCTTTAATCTTATGTATAACACTTGTATCAAGACCCTTCTCTGAAGACCTTACGCCTTCAGCGTGTTCATCTCCCATTTGGCTTGCTGTCTCTGTCATGACAACCACACCCATTTGCCTACCCATTGCGTCACCCGCATTTGGTAGTTGAGTCTCCACTTCTTCAACATAAGTAGACACATCTTTCTCAGTAACAGCTTTTCTCATTTTCTCAGAAATCTGTTTAGCTGTCATATCATCTTTGTTCCCACGAATAAAATATTTTTCTACTTCATTTAATCTAGCCATCTCTGACCTCTCTTTCAGCGTTATTTAACCAAGCCGAGTTTCTAGTTCTTAAAAAGGTAAGGTAAAACCTGAAACTCTTTTTGTTTACCTTCTTAAACTCCCAAGCTGCTTTACCAGCATGTTTAGCGTATCTACTTTGAGTTCCTTCGGAAAACAACCCCCAAGGGTTGAACATAGAACCACTAACTCCAAATTTAACGTAGTACTTATATCTCAATCCGGACTCTCCGGATACAGTTATCATTTTAGCATAACATTCGTTTTTGTCAAGGGCAATGTTTATATTTTTACCCTCTTCGTCCTTTCCGTCTGTATAACCTACTGACGTTTCAACTTCACCAGAAGAATCCGTAAACCCCTCAGGCCCTAATTCTCTTTCCTGATCTATTCTATGAATCCCCATGATGACGTTTTCCTCTTATAGTTGTTATATAGTGATATTCTAAATTATCTTCTTTTTGTGTGGTATCTATGTTTGCAATTCCTACTCCGTCACATCCACCTAAATGGAAAGCCCCATCTATATTTATTATGAAGGAATCATCGTCACAGAAACAGCAAGATGCCCTTATTTCGTTTTTGACAGGATATTGAGATCTTGTTATCCACACATCGAGCAGTGGCTTGTCACAGTTTGAACACTGCACAATAACATGCTCGTTGTTTTCTAGTTCAAAATCTTCCTTATTTACCATTTTAACGACCTTATTTCTTCAAGCTTTTCCTGTATCTTTTCTTCGCATTCATTTTGACTATCCCCATCTACGCTTAATAGTAAGCTACCATTTATCACAGACATGGGGTTGAAGTAGGCGTCTGGCATTTGAGGGTAAATCTTGTACTCTACAGTAACCAAACCCTTGTGCGGAATCTTTTTATCACTCACCTTTTATATACCTCTGTTTTTGTGTATCGGTCATTTTGTTTATAGTCTTTAACAATTCAACCTTTTTCTTGTCTGTTTCTGTTTTTTTAGAAAGACTCATACCCTCATTAAGCTTAAGTGTATTTGCCTTTTTGGTTTTATAGTCTTCGTCTCTTTTTTGCATAACCTCTTTACCCAGCTTCTTTGCGTTCCTCTCTGCTAATTGACCTACAGTTGAAACCTCAGAGGCAGAAGCTCTAACTGAGATGTCAGGAACACCTATGATCTGTCTGACCCTACAATTTCCGTGACAGCACGGTTCCTGTAGATTAAGCTCGGATATTTTTTCTGGAAGTTTGTCACTGAAGTTTCTAAACACCTCGTGAACTTTGCCGCATTTAAGGCACTCAAAATCATGTGTTGGCATAGTACTTTATTATAGATGGAAAAAGGTTAATTAGTCAAGCCAAATTATAAAATTTCACAGGCTCCGCCAGCGCAGGCTATTTCTTGGACAGGCTGGACGTTATCCTGTTCTTCTATTACTTTGGTATAGTCTACTGAGGTATATTCTCGGTTGAGATCAACCCACTCTTTCCAATTATATACATCTTTCATGCAATATGTCAACTTTCTTAAGTCGCCATCGAAGTATCTTTCGGCAAATTTTTTACATCTATCCGACCACTCCTTCTTGCCGTTACCTTTTATCTTCGCACCAATACCAAGTAGTGAGTCACAAGCGGCCCAGAGATTGTCCTCCCATAGATTAAGGGCAACCTCAATAAGCCCACTGACAAACAGGGATGCATCACCATAATGTCTTACCTGCTCGCTTGGAAGATATATAGCTGTGAATGGGGCCTGTGGATAGTCTTTATCTCCTGTAATAGGAAGTAAGGAGATACCACAAAAATACTTTCTGTTTTTATATATAAAACTTTCAACCTCATCCCACTCGTCTTCTTTTACATTAATAGTATTTGATACATTGTGAACCAACCAAGGTTTTGTACAGAGAGATTTGTTTGTTCCCGGTATGACCCAATTTTGCTGAGTATTTTTAACGTGCGTGAGAAGGTCTATAGCGCCAACCTGATTCTTTGTTTTCGCACCAGCAGGAACCTCAACACAGAAAGCAACAACATCGTCGCTGTCGTTATTAGACCACACAGATTCATCACAAGCTCTAGGATTTATACCTCTGAAGTAATTGTAAATAGGTTCCATTTTATTAGCCTGAACCCTACGTATGTATCTCTTAGCATGATGGGGATGGATGCCAGAAGATGTTCCTAACACACAACTGCTAGTACCTTCAGGTTTAATGCAAGTCGTTCTTGCGGCTTGATTGATTCCAATTATCTTTGTGATTCTTTTATTCTCTTCTTTTACCACCTTAGCGCCCTTTTTCTGAACTTCTGGATTCAAGCATATTTCATGCTGCTCCATGATTCCTGTCATCGACACGCCCAGTAGAGCTTCCCTCTTCACTATATTTTCACTAGCTTCTCCTAGATATGCAAAAGACGAGAACCCTGCCTGAAGAGAACCTATGATTGAAGCCGCTCTACAAGCCTCGATAAAATCTTCTTCTGATTTAATTTTTGCACAGTTAATGGTG